TTGGTACGCCCGAGTGGAATCGAACCACCGCACACGGCTCCGGAGGGCTTGTTACAAGTCTGAAAACCGTTGATATAACTAGCTTGGCTGATTTATGGTCGCAGTTTTGGTCGCACTCTTTGATTTTTTCTTCTGAAAAAGGTCTATTATATGCCTGTTAAATCCAGGCATTGCATGTCCGTACATTTTAAGTGTTGTGTTTGCGTCAGCGTGTCCAAGACACCTTGATACTTCTAAGATAGGTATATCTTTAGTGAGTGCTGCTGTAGCAAATGTATGCCTGAATGTATGGATATTTTTATTTACTCCGGACAACTCACATATCTTTAACCAAGCGCGCCGGATATTTCCATAGTTAAGGGCTTTGCCACTTTCAGTGCAAAACACGAAGCCGTTTATATAAGTAATTTTACCGCTTGTCTGCATAGCCTTTAGTCGGTTGATACATGCATCATAGACAATCGGAATGTAACGTATGCCGGCTTTTGTTTTAGGATCATGGAATACTTGCCCAGTACCACTGTCTTTTGCGCGTTGTATACAAATTTCTCTTTTTTCAAAATCAATATCTTCCCATTTTATTGCAAGAAGTTCGCCTATTCTGCAACCAAGTACCAGGAGCAAATAAAATAATGTGTAGTATTTCTTATAGTATTTATTGGTCCGTAGTACACGGAAGATGCGAATCAGTTCACTAAAAGAAAATACTGACATTTCTTTATATTTGATTTTCACCGGTTCGACAGCTTGCATTGGATTATATTGTACCATTCTCAGAGCCACAGCTTTCTTGTAAGCGGCGAAAAGCAACTTATGTATCTTACTTATTGAGGATGTGCTTAAAATCCCGTCATAGCTATTATACAGCTTTTGTATTTCTTTGCCGCTGAGCTGGTCAATTGGTATATGTGCAATAGGAGCAAGCTTATTAGCACTTTGTTTTTGCCTTGCAAAACTGCTGCTGCGCAGGTGTGGTTTTTGATATGTTTCTAAAAATTCTATTACCCATTCCCCAATGGTAATAGTAGAGGCTGTAAGATTTCCTTTATCACGTTCTGCACGGATTTCTTTCTTAAATTCTTTAGCTTCTTTTTCGGTGGCAAAGCGTTTTCGGTGACGTTTGCCGTCGTTGTCACAATAGTCGTAGCAATATTTTTTTCGTTTGCTATCGTACCAGATAGTACCGTCGCCGTACATTGCTTTGATATCTCCTTGCGTATAAATTTATAACCAGTTTAGTTTCTTTACTTGAGTGATAGCAATTTCAATAGTTACTACTATTGATGGTTATTCATAGTTTCTGATTGATAATACAACTCTACCCACAATAAATACACTATCATTTTTGTTATACACATGATCTGTAAAACGTGGATCGCTGGAATCAGGTTTGAATATTATTCTATCGTTTGCATCATAAAATCGTTTTAGACTATATTCATGTTCCTTACCAAATACAACCAGATCGCCATCTTTTAATTTTTTTACTTCTATATCTGTTTTTACAGCAATAAAAGAACCACTAGGTATAACATTATTCATACTTTCGCCATTAACACGCATGATTAAAATATGTTTATTACCTGCATATTTGCCCATGATAGCGTCAGAAATACCTATTGTGGGTAATTCCTTGCGCCCTTCTATTGTGCATGGTATACCTGCTGCTACAGCGTCAGGTATGAATGGATATTGTTTAGGTGCATCCAAAGCTTTATAAAATATATTTTCGTTGCTTTTGGTTGTATTATCTTCCCAACCTACAATATATGTTGGGTTTATTCCATAAAATGAGCATAATTTTTCTAAGTTATCAAGCGGGATATTAGTAATGATGTCTTTTTCGTACTTAAATAACAACTTATCGCTTATTCCTGTTGCTTGGGATACTTCAGCCCTTGTAAAATTTCTATCTATTCTAGCAGTATAAAGTTTTTCGCCTTTTGTCATATTTTCACTTCCTTCTGTAAACTCTTGCTAAACACATAATATCATAAAGTAACTTTTAAAGCAATAAATTTTACTCTTTTTTCAAAAGAAACATCTTGACAAGCGAAAACGAGAACGGTATAATAAAAATAACTTATAAAGCGATTTGGAGGTAAGTAAAATGAATGTTTTAAAACTAAAAGGAGTAATGGTGGAAAAAGGATTTAATCAAAAAATATTAGCTCAACATCTTGGAATGTCGGAGAGAACAATGCAACTACGGTTAAAGCATGGGAAGTTTGGAACAGATGAAGCCGAAAAAATAGGAGAAATACTCAGCATTGATAGAGATACTCTTATCGAAATTTTTTTGCCAGAAAAATCGCCTGAAAAGCGAAAAAATAAAGGGGCGTAACAATGAGAAAGAAAAAATTCTGCCCGCATTGTAAGAAGAAAGTTTGGGCAATAAACTTTTGTTCTATATGTGGGCAGAAATTAGTCAAAATATGTGATTGTTGGATTACACATTCAAAACATCATTGTAAAAGCAATAGATGTTGGGGAAAGGACGTAGTAGTACAAATACTATGTTTTGCTCAAGAGTTTGAACAACGTTATAAGAAATGGGACTGCATTATCTTGAATCCACTTTATAAATACAACACGTAAATACTAAGTTCTTTTACAACATAAAAAAGAAACACCCGCTTTCCCGTGGAAAGTAGAGCGAGTGTTTCTTGCCGCCAGCCGAAGCTGACGAGAACATTATAACATGCTTTGGCTGGTATATCAACTTTGAAAGAGGGATATACCATGAGCAAGAAAGATGAAGCTTTGGCAAAATTTGTCGAAGTGGTAAAAAAATTAAGTCCTGAAGAATTTGAAGATAAGTATGTTAAAGATGGCGAAAACATTGATGAAACTGAAAGAAAGGAGAAGCAGGAAGATGGAACTAGTGACATGTTCTGAATACGCGCAAAGCAGAGGATTGCCAGTTGTTACAGTTAGAGGTTATTGCCGTAAAGGAATAGTCCCACATCTTAGGATAGGCAGGACATACAGACTAGATCCTCCGCTAGTTGATGAGGCTTTATCAAAGGTCATGCATGAAAATATGGAATACCGCCCTAATGGTATAAAGCGAACTAATCAGCGAAGAAAAAAATTTGATTTTGAAGCAGCTCTAAAGGCTTTATAGGAGGTTTGATTATGAGAACGCTAATCAAAGTAGCAGGAACAGCAGTAGTAGCGAAAGAGAGTATTAAGGAGCAGCCATGTGTATGGGCATTAACAGCTTTGTCTATAGCAATAGTAGTTAAGCTGATCTACAACATTGGTTACGCTATGGGGCAGGTGGCAGGCTTATGATTAGAGATTTTATCGTAGCAACTACTGCAATATTTATTGGAACATACGTAGCTATTATGGCTGCTGTAGTGACAGTAGGGGTGTTGAGATGAGCTGTGAAGATGAGAAGTTAGTATGTGAATATTGTGATCATTGTCTGCCTATTGGGGAAGGTGATCATATTTGTGATAAAAATGAAGTTCCGGTTATGGTTTTGTCGGAATATGTCCCTACCGAAGATTATTTATATTGCAAAAGAAAAGAGCTACCAACGGTGCAACGTTGATAGCTCAGGGTGGACATATAAATTTTACGAAGTTTAGCGTCCACCTTCATTTTAGCAAAAGAATTGGAGGATTGCAAGTATGGATAAATTTGACGATTTAGTATATTCGCTGCGATATGAAGCAGAATCTATTTTAGAGAATCTGAAAGAAATGGATGATCTAGATGGTGATGAAGCAAAAGTCAGCGTGCTTCTAAAGTGGATTCATAACAGCGCAAATACTATCGAAAATAAAATAGAAGACTGGAGGTCTGACCAATGTTGAAGAGTGAACAGATTAACGAGCTTGCTGCCGCTTTGGCAAAGGCACAAGGGCAGATTGAAGGAGCAAAGAAAAGCAGCAGTAATCCGTTTTTCAAAAGTAAATATGCAGACCTGGCTGAGTGTTGGAACACGTGCAGAGAGGCTTTAACTGCAAATGGAATATCAGTTATCCAGATGCCGGAAGAAATCAATGAGAACGGAAGACTGAACATTACAACGATGCTTGCACATTCAAGCGGGCAGTATATATCCAGCACTCTAACAATGACTGTAACTAAATTAGATCCGCAAGCTATTGGCAGCGCAATCACTTACGGCAGGAGATATGCTCTTGCTGCTATGGTTGGACTGGCTCAGGAAGACGATGACGGAGAAAAAGCAATGGCAAGACCGAAAGATAAAAAATCTGTAGAAAGTCCGATTAATATTACATCAGTTAGTGAGAACGGCGCAGTAAGGTTTATTAACGGAGTACAGTGTCAAATTCAGGATAGAAACGGCGATTGGCATGATATTGAGTTTTTGAAAATTGAAGTACTGGAAAAGCTCTTAAACGATGATAAATATGTGAATGCTCATGAGGCTATAAGAGCAGCGATAAACGCTAAGGCTGTAGGCACAAAATGAAGCTGACAGTTAAAGGGTTACAGATGTTGAAAGGGATAGGGTACATAAATTTAGTAGTACCTGTCCCTTTATCAGAGGAAGAAGAAATCAATAAAATCGATCCTGAAAACAGTATGTTGTAGAGGTCAAGCAATGGCGTAAAGGGCGTTCTAACGATGCTAATAAATACGCTTGGGTATTGTGTCAAAAGATAGCAGAAAAGCTGTCAGAAGAGAGCTTTCACAGTAAGGAAGATGTCTACAGGAAGGCAATCAGGGAATGTGGTTACGGCAGAATATGGCCAGTGCCAACTGACGCTATAAACAGAACTATTGAAATTTGGCAAAGCAATGGTGTCGGCTGGATAGCTGAATTGATTGGTGAATGTCATAACATTAAAGGCTATAGCAATGTAAGAGTATATTATGGCAGCAGCGCTTATGACACGAAAGAGATGAGCCGATTTATAGATTGTTTAGTATCGATGGCAAAAGAGAATGGTGTAGAGACTAGGCCGCAGGAAGAATTAGATGACCTGATCAGGGAGTGGGGCGTTAAAGATGGCTAAGAGTATCATACAGAAAGAAAAATATTGTTACCTATCTGGAGCGCAAAATGTGCCACTTGAGGAGCATCATTGTTTCTTTGGTCCGTTACGCAAAATCAGTGAAAGATACGGCTTTAAAGTTTGGCTTACCCCTGAATATCATAGAGGGAAGAACGGTCCGCATCAGGATAGGCAAACAGATTTACTGCTGAAAAGGGTATGTCAACGTAAGTTTGAAGAAACTCATAGCAGAGAAGAATTTATGGAGATTATCGGAAGAAATTATTTAGACGACTGAAAGGATTATCATGAACTACGTTGCACAGATGAATGCGTTTTGGAGCTGGCGGTTACTCAACCAACTTAATAGCCGAGCTGCTGATTTGTATATGGCATTATTGCACTTCAACAATTTAGGCGGCTGGCAAAAAGAGTTTACCGTGTCCAGCACGATGCTGCAATCGGTGTGTGGAATTTCTCGGACTGAATTAAGTAGGCATAGGAATACTCTAATTCAGATGGGGCTGATTTCATACCAGGGCGGCAAAGGTAGTCGATCAGGTTTTTATCAGATATTTGATTTGTGTATCGTATACCGAACACAAACTGATACACAACCTGTAACACAACTTGTAACACAAACTGATACACAACCTGTAACACAACTTGTAACACAAACTGATACACAACCTGTAACACAATCTCGCGCGGAGAAGAAAGTATATATAAATAATATTATTAATAATAAACAAAACGAAAAGAAACAAGAAGCGCCTGACTGTGAGCGGGAAGAATATTTTGCCCGATTCTGGGAAGCATACCCAGTGAAGGTGAAAAAGCCTGTAGCTAAAATCGAGTGGAACAAGCTGGTTGATCCATGTGTGGAGCTGTATGAAAAAATCATAGCTGCTGTTGAGCGGTATAAGCAAACAAGCCGTTGGAAAGAAAACAACGGGGCTTATATTCCATACCCTGAAACCTTCTTGCAGGATAGGCGTTGGGAAGATGAGATACGTGTTACAGAGCAGAAAAAAGAATGGGCATGGTGAGGTGATTTGAATGCTTGATATCGGCGATATAGAGGCTGCGTTTGTGGTATGGCGGGCGGCTGGCTTAACTCCACCACCGATGAATGATGTGCAGCGGGAAAACTTTATGGCTAAAACGCTGGAGCAATACAAGTATACACAGGTCAAAGATTGGGCAGAAGCTGTTGAGTGGGTGGCCAATAACAATACGCGCTGGGCAACGTGGTTCGACATCAATACAGCGTTGTCGATAGTCCGGCAGAATAAAATTCGCGAAGAAAAGAAGGCTATTGAGCGTAATTCTAAAGCGGCGAATGAGTTTGTGAAGAAGCTATTTGCTGACCTTGATGCTGGTAAAACATTTGGCGAACTACGGCCGCCAATAAGCGATAAAGTTAGAGCTGCAGCAAAGAGGATTTTCCCTGACGCCGACGATAGCTTCTTGCAGCGTAATTACTGCGATATCAACTTTATCGCAGACGTTGACCGAAAATGCGCTGAATGCATTAACACTGGTGATTGCCCGTACAGTGGACATCAGCCGTTTTTGAGGGTGGACAAAGAAAGCGGATTTACCTATGTGGTCGCTGATCGTGAACGGTGTTATAAATACCATCCGTTAGTGCCAGATGTAACACCTAAACAGTCAACACGTCGTCAAGGTGATTTAACTAAAGTTTGATTATAAGGAGCAGTGATAACTATGAAAATTAAGCCAACAACACCGAAGATATTGACAAGTTGAACACTAATAAGTCAGAACCGTTTTGAGGTGAGATCATGAATTGCGATATATGCCATAAGGACACGATGTCGGGTAGCCATATAACCAGAGGAAGTAGATTTGAGGTGCGTATTTGTCCGAACTGCTTGATGTGGTCGGATGACCAACGAGCCTTAATAGCACGGGAAATAGTCAGTAAATTCAAGCATTTACGAGAAAAGGAAGATATTAGCATAAGCAATGAATAGGGCGGGGAAATTTATGAATAAAATCATATGCGGCGATGCACTTGACGTGTTTGGAGGGAACTATGAAGCTAATGAGTTTGTTTGACGGTAGTGGAGGATTTCCTTTAGCAGCAAGCTTGTGCGGAATAGATCCTGTTTATGCATCCGAAGTTGAGCCATATCCAATAGCTGTTACTAAAAGTCGTTTCCCGAGCATGAAACATTTAGGCGATGTAAGCATGATCAATGGAGCAGATATAGAGCCGGTCGATATTATAACTTTTGGAAGCCCCTGTCAGGATATGTCTGTAGCAGGCAAACGTGCAGGGCTGAAACATACAGCTGTTGGCGATGACGAAACAACTCGAAGTGGTCTGTTTCTCGAAGCAATACGAATCATAAAAGAAATGAGGTTGGAAACTAATGGAATTTATCCAAGATTCGCTGTTTGGGAAAATGTACCAGGAGCATTCAGCAGTAATCGGGGAGAAGATTTCCGACTTGTGCTTGAAGAATTTATTAGAATCTCGGAACCGAACGCCGTTATGTCTGCGGTTCCGCAAGCTGGTTGGGCTTATGCCGACTGTATCAACGGAGACGGATGGAGCGTTGCGTACAGAACTTTTGACGCTCAATACTGGGGAGTGCCCCAGCGTCGCCGTAGAATCTACCTTGTCGCAGATTTTAGAGGCGGACGTGCCGGAGAAATACTATTTAAGCGCGAGGGCTTGCGAGGGCATACTGCGCAGAGCGGAACGCAGGGGCAAGAAATTGCCGGAGATGTTGGAAACGGCATTAAAGCAGATGATAGAGTGGGAAACTGTTTAACTGCATATAGTTTTGATAGCTTATCTTCCAATAGTATGAAAAGTAAAAATCCGCATAGCGGTTGCCGTGTTGTTGAAATCGCTAAAACTATAGACACAGGATATCCTGACCCGTCAAAAAATCAGGGCGGGATTGCTATCGTAGAAAAAATAATTTTGGACGACCAGGGCGGGAAGCAAATTAACGTCCGTAGTGATGGGAAAAGCCCTACATTAAGGGCAGAAGCGCACGGGAACGTGTCTTGTGTTATAGATTTAAAACCTCTTGTTTACGATACAAGAGGAAATGGTGACGGGGAAACTGTACCGATTATAACAGGCGATCATAACAACCGTGTTACAGATTACACGGCGTTATGTATCGAAAAAATGCCCGTATATTGCCTGCAAGGCAACGGCATAGATAGAGCGGATACGGCAGGCTGTAACGGTAAGGGCTGGCGAGAGGATAAATGTTATACGCTGAATACCATTGACCGCCCGGCGGTATGTTACGGGATAGGAAATGGGCAAGTAGCTCAGACAAAATTAAATATAGAGGAAAAACCAATAGTATTAGACCGCGTTTTTTTTAATCAAGGTCAAAATGCGAAATACGACCCGCAATTTTATACCGATGGAATATGCCCAACTCTTGTCGCAAAAGGTCCAGCAGCCGTACAAATACACTACATTGTGCGCCGATTAACACCGACAGAGTGTGCACGGTTACAGGGCTTTCCTGACGGATGGGGAATCCTGGACGAAAAAGAAGATTTTACAGAGGACGAATATAAATTTTGGTTAAACGTCAGAAATACTTATGCCAAAATCAACGGTAAATCTGAAAAAGAATACACTAAAGCTCAAATGCTCACATGGTACAGAAAACTGCATACAGACAGTGCAGAGTACAAAATGTGGGGCAACGGCATAGCGTTACCAAACGCGCTATATGTTATGCAAGGTATAGTTACAGAAGCAGATTACCGATAGATTTATTTTAGCTTAAACGGCTGCCCAGCTACTGCCTCGGCACTATATACAAGCAATGTGGCGCAAAAGGGAAGTATACCTGTGGAATGGCCTTACCACAGGGGGCAGCCTTTTAAATATAAGGAGTTGGAAATATTGACTGAGTTACTGATAACGATACCGGGAGAACCGTGTGCACAAGGTAGACCGAGGTTTAGTACAGCAGGAGGTTTTGTTAAAGCATATGATCCGGCAAAAAGCAGGAATTACAAAGCATATGTAAAGCTTATTGCGCAGGAAGAAATAAAAAAACAAGGCTGGAAATACACAGAATTGCCCTTAGCGGTCACGATAACAGCTTACATGAGTATTCCGACAAGCAAGTCTAAAAAGTTTAAACAGGCGGCTATTTTAGGGGGAGAGCGTCCCGCAAAGAAGCCTGACACCGATAATATATTCAAGTGTATTACAGACGCCCTTAGTGGTATAGCGTACAAAGACGATAAGCAGATAGTAGCTGCTACGGTTAATAAGTGGTATGCAGAAGTACCGAGAGTTGAAGCATTGATAAGAATTATTTAGGACGGTGATGAAAAATGATTGAAGAACCTTGCCCCTGTGATGAATGCGGCGTTGATTGCGATTATTGGGATAGACAGTATTGCTGGGCATATTGTCGTTGGTACTATGGCGACACAGAGCCGCCTTGTGATGATTGCGACCCTACGGACATTTGAGAGGTAAAAATGCTGCGGTATAAAAACAGCAAGCTTGGAAACCAAAAGGCGAAGCTGAAAAGAGAAAAGTGAGAGTGAATAGAATGAGATTAATAGATAAAGAACAGGCGCAGAAAATGTTATTAGATCTTGTTAGTCGTGTACATTATTGCGGGGCTATTATGGATGGGGACGAAGAATGAGACTAATAAACTTAGACGCACTCAATAAATATCCAATACGCCGACATCGGTGCGACAAGAAAAACGCTAATCCCCATTTTATCAACGGCATTGAAAGCGTACTTGAATATGCGAACGAACTGCCAGTAGTAGAAGAACGCAAACACGGTCACTGGAGAATTGAACCTTATTTGCTTGAGAAAACTGGTTGTTGCAGTATATGCGGGGAACAGATCCGTATGCCACACGAAATATACAAATACTGCCCTAACTGCGGGGCTATTATGGACGGTGATAGTAAATGACATACCGCGATATCTGTTTCTGTCACGCAAGTAATGATCACTACTGTAAAGAAAATAATGTATCTAAATGCACAAATACAGAATGTATGCGTCATGCAAGCACTATCCCAGATAATCTGCCAGAGTGGGAACTGTTTGTTTATTCGGATTTTAGCGGAAAATGTGGAAGATACAGAACGGAGTGAAGAAAAATGACTGAATTAAAACCTTGCCCATTCTGCGGCGGTGGAACAACAATGCGGGATGATGGTATACATATGCCCGTTATCGATCCTGATACCGGTGCCGTCGTAGATTGTAGGGACGAAGAAGCTGAAGGCTATGTTATAGAGTGCAAAAATTGTCCTGCTCAGATAGTAGCAATCAAAGAAACTGGCGAAAGCGAGGCTGAATTAGAGCAGAGAGCTATTAAAGCATGGAACAGACGGGAAGGAGAAGACAAATGACAGATTACAAAAAATTAATAGTAGCCTTACAGACCATTCAAGACGAATGTCGAAAATATGATTGTGGGTGTCTAAAGTGTCCGCTTTATAACGAGGACAGCGAAGAATGTGGAATTCGTGCAACCCCGCCGGCAGATTGGGGAATCAAATCCTTTGATGTTATCCGATTACTAGAAAGCGAGTGAAGCATAATGATTGAAATAGGCGATAATTTATCGATGATAATTTATTTTGCTATTATGTGTGGGTTTTTAGTATTTTGTTTTGGTCGGAGGTAGTAATGACTATAGATGAAGTAAAAGCAATATTAGGAATAGTAAGATTTATAGAGGGTCAGATAGAAGATGCAGAGGAAGAGCTTATAATGTTAAAAGCTAAATCGCTAAAAATAACATCAGCATTATCTATGGGCCCTGTACATGGTGGAACACAAGATAAGATTGCTCAAGTTGTTGCTGATATCGCAGACATGGAAAATTACATTGTTGAAAGAACTGAAGCATATAAAAAAATGCGGATGAAAGCATATAAATTGATAGAGTTACTGGATTCCCCAAAAGATGCTAAATTTATTAGTGACTGGTATCTAAAAAAGGAAAAACGAATTGCTACTTGCGACCGGAACGGATACGAAAGGCAAGGCGGATATAAAGCAAGGAACAGAATAATCAGAGAAATTGCTAGAAAAACAGAAGAATTGGCGACACTTGGCGACATATTGACATGATAAAATAGTATTGTAAGTAAGTGGGCTTACAAGTTTGAGAGTAGTGTAATCTTCAATTTGATATAACGCATACGCAGTAATCCGCTCACTATCCGAGCAAGTGACAAACCGTATGTGCATATATTTGGCTATGGCGTTCGCCGGTCGCAGGTTCAAGTTCTGGTATGAGTTCATATGATAGCTGCAAATTATCGTATGATTGATGCGGATAACTACCCATAGCCCCTACCGTGCGGCTAGCAGCAGTCGCACTGGTAGTCTCAAAACATCGCAGGGAAGCCTAGTAACGGGATAACCTGCAAAGGTGAAATGTTCAAGTTAAGCACTTGGACACTGACCTGTTTGGCTTTCGAGCAGACAGGTTAGAAGAACGAGGCGGTCATGAGCCGTTAAACCTATTGATTACGGCATAGATGGGGAACACCTATCCACGCTTAAAGGTGCGTGTGTTGTTTGGGTAATCCGGCAACTGCCAGCCCTGCCGTTGGGGTGATACAGCGGCATATTTAATCTACATAAATAATTTAATCTTAAAAAGCCGATAAAACACGGTAATATATATTAGAATTTAGTATATAGAATAAGGAGATGTAATTATGAGGAGAACCGAAATGGAATTAAAAGATACAGCTGATTTAATGAATAGTGCGGATTACAAAGATAGGTTTAAAGCTGAGTATTGGCAGACTCAGGTTCGATATGAAAAGCTTCATGCTATGGTCATCAAATATGAAGCGGGCACTTTAAACTTTACGCCTACTTGTGATATTGAATTACTGAAAAAGCAAAAATCGCACATGGGACAGTACCTTTACTGCTTAGAGGTGAGAGCAGAGATTGAGGGGATTGACCTAAAAGGCGTGGATATGTTGAAGAAAGATATTGTTGTAGCAATTCATGGAAGAAAAATGCCAAACAATTGTGAAGAATGTGATTTGCGAGCAACTTTCAAAGCAGATGTTCAGCCAAGAGAAGATTGCGAAAGATGTATTTTAACAGATTGGCCTGTTGATGTAAATGACAAAAAAAGGCGGTCGCATGGATGCCCGCTCGTTGAAGCAATTGCTCTAAAATAACATAATAACAACCCAAGCGCTTACTTATGTAGGTGCTTTTTTATTTGCAAGGTGGTGATGGAATGAAGATGAACCTAACCAGCAAGATCAGGAAGATAATAAAAGCCTTAGAAATGAGAGGCTTTATATACCTCTATTCAAGGGAGCAAGTATATAGCCAGAAGCTATCTAAGGTATGTACTATGTACAGAATAGATTACCTCATGCCATGGGGAGAATACAAAAAGAAATTCCCGGATAAGGCAGAGCGAAAAAAGAATAAGGGTGTAAGCGTTAGGGTAGAAATGGCCCGGTCATTTAGAGAAATAGCTATTCTGTATTATTTGGTGAATGTATTAAAGGCAGGTGATAGTAGTGGATGAAATTAGCCAAGCACAGAAGAATTTTGTTGATTACTTTATAGAGAGTGGGAATCAAACAGAAGCCTATAAAAAGGCTTATCCAAAGTGTAAGAATGATAATTCAGCGGCAGCTAGTGCTAGTAAATTGCTAAGAAATAACAAGGTAAAGCAATATTTAGATGCACGAATGGCAGCAGTTGATAGTGATAAGATTGCTACAGCTGAAGATGTTCTTGAATATTTAACAAGTGTAATGCGTGGAGAAGAAAAGGACCAGTTTGGATTAGATGCTAGCTTGAGTGACAGGACTAAGGCAGCAGAATTATTGGGTAAGCGCTATATGCTGTTTAAAGAACAACTAGATGTAAATCTTGAAGGCGATATTGCTGGTTTAATTGCTAGCCGTCGCAAGAAGGGGGATAGCGATGTCTAGAGTTGCTTTATCAGAAAAGGATATAAAGGCATTAACAGACTTTCTTGGAAGTGTCAGTAAAGATCCTTTGGAATTCGTACGGCTTGCATTTCCATGGGGAGAACCAAATACTCAACTTGAAGATAAAGAAGGACCAGATATATGGCAGATAGAACTGCTGAACGATATCAAAGAAGGATTAAAAACGCCAGATCAGGTTATCCGTGAAGCCGTTGCATCTGGGCATGGTATTGGAAAGTCTGCTATGGTGGCATGGATTATTCTGTGGGCTATATCGACACATGAAGATACAAAGGGTGTTGTTACAGCTAATACAGATACACAACTCAAAACAAAAACTTGGGCAGAGTTAGCTAAATGGTATTACTTGTTTATAGCAAAAGATTTGTTCACTTATTCTGCAACAAGCATTTATTCTAACCAAGAAGGTCATGAGAAGACATGGCGTATAGATGCAATACCATGGAATGATAGCAACCCTGCAGCGTTTGCGGGTTTACATAACCAAGGCAAGCGAACTCTGGTTATATTCGATGAAGCTTCTGAGATATCGGATATCATTTGGGAAGTAGCTGAAGGTGCAATGACAGATGCTGATACCGAAATCATTTGGTGTGTGTTCGGAAATCCTACTCAGAGTAGTGGCCGCTTTCATGCTTGCTTTCATAAAAATAGAAGTTTATGGAACCGCAAACAAATTGATAGCCGAACTGTTAAGATAAGTAACAAGGCTGAACTTGAGGGTTGGCGGGTGCAATATGGCGAGGATAGTGACTTCTTTAAAGTTCGCGTCAAGGGCGAATTTCCTTCGGCGAGTGAGAAGCAATTTATTAGTACCGCCTTAGTTGATGAAGCAAGACGTAGGACATTGCATGAAAAGCAATTTAGATTTGCTCCTGTGATTATAGCTTGTGATCCTGCATGGACAGGCGGAGACGAAACAGTTATTTATCTTAGACAGGGGCTATTCACGAAAAAGCTCTTTGCGACTACTAAGAACGATAACGACATTGAAATAGCAGGCATATTAGCCAGATTCGAGGACGAATATAAGGCGGATGCGGTGTTTATTGATTTAGGCTATGGTACAGGAATCAAGAGCGCTGGTGACGCATGGGGCAGATCGTGGACACTGATTGCTTTTGGTGGGAAGCCAAATAGGCAAGATTGCAAAAATAAACGTGCTGAGATGTGGGCTAATATGAAAGATTGGCTGAAAGAAGGCGGAGTTATACCAGAGGATGACCAGACTTTAGCGGATGATTTAACGGGCCCTGAAACAGTACCTAATATTAGCGGGTTAATACAACTTGAAAGTAAAGAAGCTATGAAAAAGCGAGGTGTTCCCTCTCCTAATAGAGCGGATGCACTCGCTTTAACTTTTGCACAATCTGTTGTAAGCAGAGAACAGGCGATAATAGAAGCACAATTTGATAATAGCCAAATGGTTTATGATCCGTTTGCCGGTATGTGAAGGGAGGTGAGACTATGCATAAGATTATAATGCAGTTACATGGTGGCGGAGGTGGCGGCAGTGTTGACCCGATCAAACAAAGCGCACCTGGAAGCACGGCTGCTGCCACGATTGATAACGCTACAGAGGGAGAGCGACAAAGCCTGTTTGAAAAGCTCTCTAAAGCCCGTGGTAGGAATTATACAAACAAAACTGGTGGTCAGATTACTTCGGATAGTGTTAAGAAAATGTTGTTGGGAGAATGATTATGAACATCAAAGATATGCTGCTAGACAGCGATAGATTAAAGCGAAAACAACATACCATTTCCCAGCTATACACGTTACGCAGTCAATATGAGCCAACATGGAAAATGCTTAGCCGGTATATCAATCCAACACGAGGACGATTTGAGGTGGATATTCAAAGCACAGAAGGTCATCGACGTGATGAGTATCTTATAGATCCTCACCCTCAAAAAGCTGTTGGTAAATGTGCGGCAGGCATTCACAGTGGGTTAACATCACCGTCAAGACCGTGGTTTGAGCTTGGTCTGCAAGACGAAGAAAAAGCTAATTATCATACAGTCAGAATGTGGCTCGATGACTGCCAGGAGATTATGAGCAGCGTTTATTCTAAGAGCAATGCTTATAATATGCTGCAGCAGATTGAGGCAGAGATGGCCCAGTTTGGTACAGGCGCCTCTTTGATGCTGGAAGATTATAACTACGGCATATGGATGCGGCCTTATACCTGCGGGGAATATGCAGGCGGTGTAGATGCAAGAGGCAGGGTTTGTGTATTTGCAAGGCGTTTTAGATTGAGTGCTGAGCAAATCGTAAAAGAATATAGGATAGATAATGTATCGGAAAGCGTGAAGTCAGCCTATAAAGAAGGAAATATAACGACATACTTTGACGTTGAAATGCTGATAGAGCGCAATGATGATTATGATCCTAATAAATTGGCTTTAGGTAATTTCCCGTGGCGCTCATATCACTATGAAAAAGGTGCAAACGATAAGTTTTTAAAGATATCCGGTTTTAGAGAATGCCCATTCCTTATGCCGCGCTGGACTTTGATTGCCAATAGTGTATATGGAGCAGGTCCAGGACATAATGCTTTAGGTGACTGTATGCAGTTACAGAAGATTGAAAAGAACAAACTTAGAGCTATCGATAATGCAGCAGACCCTGCAATGGCGTTTCCTGCATCAATGAAAAAGCTTAATAGAATGCCAGGAGGACTAAATTATTATCCTGATGGACTGGCGCAGCAGGCATATCCTCTCGTAGACCCAAGGGCAAAAGCGTATGAAGGGATCGGGGCTTTGTCCCAGGAAAAAAGGAAGTCAATATCTGAAACATTTTATAATGATTTGTTTATGATGATTGCATCTCAGGACGGACCTCAAATGACTGCGCGAGAAATTGCAGAGCGACATGAAGAAAAGCTTTTGATGCTGTCGCCGGTACTTGAGCAAATGCATAATGAAGTCCTGGAACCGATGACACTTCGCACTTTTGATATTTGTTTGAGGCATGGGTTATTTCCACCTATGCCAGAAGAAATTGATAAAAACGAATTAAAGGTGTCTTTTATTTCTATTCTTGCCCAAGCTCAGAAGATGGTTGAAATACCAGCTATTGAAAGGACTGTCGGATTTGTTGGTAATCTTGCTGCCGCACAACCAGAAGTTTTAGATATTATAGATTTAGACGAAGCTGTTCGCGGCTTTGCTACTTCTACAGGAGTAAAAGAAAAGATTGTGCGTGATGAAAATGAGGTTGCGAATATTCGCAAACAACGTGCTCAGGCACAGCAAGAACAAATGCAAGCTGAGCAGATGGCTGCTGCAGCACCTGCTGTTCGAGATTATGCCGATGCAGCTAGATTGATGAGCGAAACTCCTGCTAATGGCGGCAATGCATTAGATCAACTGCTGGGAGGTGGGATTTAATGAGAACTAAAGAATCAAATATGCTTGCACAACAAGCGCTGGACGACTTGGACGCTATTATGCGGACCGAGAACGGACGGCGTTTTATTTATGCCATTCTGGAAAGCACAGAGGTCGAAACAGCGGTTTTTTCATCTGAGCCATACTTCAATGCTTTCTTATCAGGTAAACGTGCTGTAGGTGTTGATTTGTTAAAGAATATCCGGATGCTGAACGATGGACATTCTTTAGAAATGCTGATGCGTAATGAAGCGGAGAGCGCTAGACATCCGCCTGATTTAGAAGACGATGACCTTTTTAAAGTAGATAACGACATAGCGGAGGTAAGACATGAATAAGTTTGCACAAGTGTTTTTTGAAGCAGATGGTGCTGGTGGAGGCGGTGAACCTGCTCCTTCCGGTGACCCGTTTGTAACAGAACCTGCTCCGGTAGTTGAACCGAGTGGAGATCTAACGCCAGCAGGTGATATAGATCCTGCGGCCCAACCTAAGAGTGTGTTTGATGAACCGGCTGTTGTTCCTGATAAATACGAATTTAAGCTTCAGGATGGGCTTGAGCTTACGCCGGAATTAGAAGCTGACTTTACAGCCATTGCTAAAGAGGCAAAGCTTACGCAGGAGCAGGCATCTAAATTAATTGATTTGCATAGCAAAGTCGTTTTAGACGTTATGCATAAGCAGGAGGAAATTGTAGACGGTTGGACTGCTGAATGCCAAAAGCAGGGGCTTATTTCTCGTGAGAACATTGCTGCTGCTAAATTGGCTGTTAATACCTTTGGCGGTGGTGAGGCTATGCAGGTACTTGTAAATACAGGTGTAGCAAATCATCCGGCAATACAAAAAATGCTACAAAACATTGGAGGCTTGCTTATGGAAGACCAACCGCCTGATGGGCAAGCACCTAAAGCTAAGGAACCGACCGACGCCGATTTGTTTTTCCCCGGCGGCGGGTTCAAATAAAAATATTAAGGAGTGGTAAATAATGCCAGATTTGACAGGTTTCGCAACCCTTCAAGACTTTGCTTCTCGTCAGGGGTTCGACAAAAAGTATCAAAGAATTATTGAACTGCAGAGTAAAACTAATAAGATTTTAAAAATTATGCCGTTCAAAATGTGTAACTCTAAGGACTATGAAGAAGCAACCTTGCGTTACTCTTTACCAGAGGTAGCATGGAGAATGATCAACCGCGGCACTAAACCGAGTAAGTCTAAAACGAAACAGGTATCTTTTACATGCGGCGAGATGGAAGCACTGGCCGAAATTGATGAGAAGTTGGCACGTAAAAACAATATGCAGGCTTCTTGGATGATGAGTGAGAATGCTGCATTTCTTGAAGCAATGAACCAAGAGATGGCTTCTACACTGTTCTATGGGGATGAAAAGATTAATCCTGCCGGCTTTACAGGTCTGGGTGCGTATTATTACAGTAAGACCAATCAAGATGAGATTTGGGCAGATCAAATCATTGACTGCGGCGGCACTGGTGATAATCTGACTTCTGCATGGTTTGTTGGTTTCGGCGAACAGCAGGTTTATGGATTGTTCCCTGAGGGAGATACTGCCGGTTTCACCCATGAATACCTGGGCAAACAGAAAGTAACAAATGATAAAGGTGAAACGTTCTTTGCTCATACCAATAAGTATAACTGGTCTATGGGACTTGCTGTAAAAGATCCTCGTTATGTTGTGCGTTTAGCTAACATTGATTTGACAGATCCTTCTACTACGAAGATCTTCGACAAAATGATTGAAGGTTATTATCAGATTGAAAATCCTGATAATGTTAATTTGCAAATTTTCTGCAATAAGCAGTTTGAGGCGTTCATGGCTAAAGCTGCTCGTAATGACAAAAACACTATGCTTTCTATTGATACGGTTGAAGGAAAACCTGTTGTTAATTTCTGGGGCGTTCCGTTCCAGCGTTGTGCAGCTATTCTGAATACTGAATCTAAACTCGTTTAAAAGGGAGGAAATAATAATGGCACGTATTGATGCGCAATTATTACTGTCTGAAAATCAGGCCGTTACCGGTACTAGTGCAAACAGTAATGTTATTGATTTAGGTAGTACAGGTGGCTTTATGCATCCGCTGTACTTTGATGTAAAATTGACCACACCAATGACTGCTGGCAAGATCACCAAGGTAAAAGTACAATCTTCTGCTACGGAAGAATTTAGCAGTTCTGCCGATGAAGTAGAAGTAAGTGTACCAGATTCTTTGGTTCAAACTAGGGCTTGTACAGTGGCGCAATTCTTTTCTCCGATCAAATATGGCAACCGTTATATTAGATTGGTTTATACAGCAGAAGATGCTGCAGGCGGTAAAGTCTTTGCTTATATGACTGATGGCGTCCAGGTAACTTTATAATGGCTACTTATAAAGTAAAGCGTAATTGTTTTACTTTGGGTCGTATGTATAGGAGAGATGAAATTGTAACCCTTGCTGATAACATTAAAGTTCCGGAACACTTCGTGAAACTTAACGTGTCGGCTATAACAGCTCTCCATCATGATGATCCGCGTTATCTGCAATATGAAGCAATGAACTTTAATGATTTAAAAGAATTGGCCAAAGAACAGGGAATCAAAACAAGTCAGAAATCCAGGGAAACTATTATTAGTGAATTAGTGGCACTGGCTCAAGAATAAGAATAGCCGGGGGCATATGCCTCCGGCTTTCTCTATAACAGGTGGTGAAAGTATGGATAAAGTTGAGATTTGTAATATTGCTCTTAATCATATAGGCGTAGCTACAATAGAGCGGCTTGACGAAGCAAGCGAACCAGCACGAGTGTGCCGGCGTTGCTATGATTATGTCAGGCAGGCGGTTTTGAGAAAATTCCCGTGGACATTTGCAACAAGAAGCGTGCAGCTTGCCGCGCTTGCCGATGTTCCTCCTAACTGGAAATATGCATATCGGTATCCTGCTGATGCAGTGTGCTTGAGAATGATGTACAATGAGCAGTTCTGCGGACTTCCTAGAGACAATCAGTACAAAATTGTTTCTGATAAGCAGGGGAAAACCATTTATACAAACGTTGGTAATGCATGGATTGAATATACAGTAGATGTTACTGATGCAGATTTATATGACGCTCAATTTGTAGAAGCGTTTAGTTGGAAATTAGCAGCAGAGATTGCTTACGCGCTGACAGGTAAATTGGATTTGGCCCAAATGTGCATTCAGGCATACAATGCATATTTTTCGGAAGCAAGCGCAGCAGATGCGGATGAAGAGAATTTGCTGGACCCGCATGTCGATAGATTAGCGGCGGCAAGATTTACGGGGGCATAATTATGGCACTCTATCAATTAAAGTCAAGTTTTGCCGGCGGTGAATTGTCGCCGTCAATGTATGGACGTACAGACATTGCTAAATATGATAGCGGAGCTGCTACGTTAAGAAATTTCTTAGTTCTACGCTATGGCGGGGCTGCTAATAGACCCGGGTTTAAATTTATAGCGCAGACTTATAATAATAAAAAGGCTGTGCTAATACCATTTATGTATAGTACAGACCAAAATTATATTGTCGAAATTACAGCCGGCAGATGCCGGTTTTATAAAGATGGTGATATTGTTAGAGATGATAATGGATCACCATACAGTATAGAGAATTTCTTTGTTGACAAAGATTTAGAAGATGCTGCAAAAATAAAATATACGCAGAGTGCTGACGTGCTTTTTATAGTTCATCCGGAACATGCGCCTATGACTCTTACAAGATATGGAGAGTTGGACTGGCGATTTGAAAGAATGGATATTACTGGTGGACCGTTTGATGCTTCGCAGTATAGTAGTTCAAGTGTAAGTATAAAAACACAACAATGGACAGTGCCTGGATCTTATGTGGTAAATATACCATCTGGAGCTGGAACCATAAATTTAGAAATTGCAGGAGCTGGTGGAGGTGGCGGAGGTGGTGGAGGTATATTTGCTTCTAAAACTGGAGCCAATGGCGGAAGAGGAGAACTTATTGTTACTACAATGAAAGTAAGCGGAGCCAGTTCGCTAAAGGTTAAGGTGGGACAAGGAGGGGCAGGTGGATTGGTAGGGTTAAGTAACGATGATTCAAAAGACATATCTAGTGTATTTGGCGGAACTGGAGAATCTTCGAGTGTAGAGGATATTTTGGCAAGAGGCGGTACTGGTGGTGGATGTGCTTATTATTATTTAGATAGTGATGGTTATGGGCATCAAAGAAATGGAACTGCTGCAACCTCTTATGGAAATGGTGGATTAGGTGGAGCTGGTGCATCAAGAATGAATAATGGTTCAGCAGGAAATAGTGGATGGGTAAAAATTACTTATGGATTATCACTTGGAGATAATACGACAGTTAATGCATCAAGTACAGATGGAGATATAACCTTGACTGCTTCTAATGATATTTTTGCCGAAAGTGATGAAGGAAGTCTTTTTTCTCTAACTCATTTTTTAGAAACAGAGTACAAAAAAGGGACACCAAGTAGTACAGGCGGAAATCTGCAGGTTAGCGTATTACCTAAATCCAATGTCTATGTAGAAAGTTTTGGTTTTTGGGATGGTAATTTTAGTTTGGAAAGATATGATCCTGTTTCTTCGCAATGGGTAAATGTAAGAACGCAGAGCGGGAACAGAAGCCAGAATTATAGCTTGACTGAGGAGAACACGTCTGAAAGTATTGCCAGTTACAGAGTTACTTCTACTGAATTCAATACAGGCGTTTGGGATGGTGAAAATGAAAAGCAAAGAGGTTATATAACCATTCAAAGCATTGGCGGAGATTATACAGGTCATGTATTGATTACTGAATATGTCAGCCCTAAAGTAGTAAAAGGGATAGTAAAAAAACAGTTGGGTTCTACAGACGAAACCCGTGATTTTGCTTTTGCTGCTTGGAACGGGGAAAAGGGATATCCATCTGCAACGGGCTTTTATGAAGACCGGTTAGTATTTGCGGGAAGCAAAGGATTTCCTCAGACATTCTGGACAAGTAAAACAGGAGATTATTATAACTTTGGAACAAGCATTCCATCTGTCGATGATGACGGAATTACGGCTACTTTAAACGGTGGACAAATGAATGGTATTAAGGCGATTATAGCTTTTGGGGAAATGCTGCTGTTAACAGCTGGCGGAGAATTTAAAGTAAGCGGCGGAGGTAAAGCTCTTTCTGGAAGCAATGTTTTAAGTCAGCCACAGGAATACAGAGGAGTGTCAGATGTTAACCCTGTTACTATCGGCAGCAGGATTATTTATGTACAGCACCAGGGCAATATCATACGTGACCTTGCTTATAGCTATGATGTCGATAAATATACAGGTGATGATTTAAATTTATTGGCTTCACACTTGTTTGAAGGGCATAAAATAATATCTATGACTTATCAGCAGATACCTAACAGTATTGTTTGGTGTGTGCGTGATGATGGATTGCTTTTAGGGCTTACATACATTAAGGAACAGGATATATACGCATGGCACCAGCATACCACAGCAGGCGGGAAGTTTGTTAGTGTATGTAATATCGGAGGATCAACAGAAGATAAGTTATATGCAGTTATTGAACGTGGCGGTCAGTATTATGTGGAAATAATGGAAAGCCGTGATAAAAGCACTAATGTAGAGGATCAGTTCTTCGTCGATAGTGGAATAACTTATGAAGGAGAACCGACCGATGAAATATCTGGACTTGAGCATTTAGAAGGGTATACTGTGGCGATATTGGCTGATGGGAATGTGCTACCCCAACAAACAGTTGAAAATGGCAAGGTTGTTCTTGGTAACAAATACAAGAAAGTTCATGTAGGGCTGCCTATTGATGCAGAAATAAAAACTTTGCCTATAGATTTTACAGCGCAGGACGGTACATATCTAAGCCGTAAGAAGCGAATCGCTAGTTTTATTGCAATGCTTAAGGATAGCCGCGGCGGAGTATATGGAATGCGAGATGATGCTCTCGATGAGATTAAATGGAGAAGTAACGAAGCTTACGGGGAGCCAATAGCGTTAAAAACAGAAAAAGTTAAAATTGTCGTTAAATCAGCAAGCTGGTCAGAAACACAGCAGGTAATAATTAAACAACCTGATCCTCTGCCTATGACAGTCTTGTCGCTGATACCAGAAATAGAAGGGTAAGATGTATTATGACGAAATACGAATTTGCAATACCGACAAGAGCAGATGCAGTCTACATAGCAGCAAATTTAAAAGATAATAACCGTAAAGAACTGTTTTGTGCTATTGGTGATAATGCTTTAGATGATATATTGGGTGGGATAGAGCACAGCGTCGAGGTCGGATGCCTTAGAATCGATGGAGTACCGTCTGCAGTATACGGAGTTAGAAAACCGTCTATTATAAGCGACGATGGGCGCGTATGGCTGCTTATGACGCGAGAAATGGATAATCATAGGGTATTTGTCGGACGGTATACTAAAAAGGCTGTAAAAGGGCTTTTGGAAAGATATAGCAGGCTGTATAACTGGGTCAACGTTGGAAATGATGAGATCATCCGCTGGCTTAAATGGCTCGGTGCAAAAATACATGAACCGGAACCATATGGTATTTACGGTCTGCCGCACCATTTTTTTGAATTTAGAAAGGATGATGAATAATGGGCGTAGCAGCAACAATAGGTGCCACTCTATTAGGTGGCTTTATTACTGGTAGAGCACAGCAGCAGCAATATAACGCTGCTGCCCAGCAAGCTGAGGTAAATGCACAGATAGCTGATCAAAACGCAGATAAGCTGCAGGCACAGGCTGAAGAGCAATCCAAGTCAAATACCATTAACGAGGAAAATAAACGCCGTCGTATGAACGCTATGCTTAGCCAGCAAAGAGCCAATATAGGTGCGTCTGGTATAGCGGCTTCTGGCAGTGCGGCCAGTGCTTTAGCTGACAGTGCATACAATATGGAGACAGAACTTGCTATTGAACGTTATAACTCAAGGCAAGGAGTGGAAAATATTTTTCAGCAATCTACTGACCTTGTTAATCAACGTGATATCTATAATCAAAATGCACGCAATTACCGGAAAGCCGGCAAGCGTGCATTTATGAACAGTATGCTTATGAGCGGGTTATCCCTTGCAGGTAATTTATACAGTCCTAAGAGTGCAGGAAAGCAAGGTGCTGCTTCATATGGAAAAGGAAGTAGCGGTTATGGATGGGGCAATAGTGGGAATATATCATCTTTAGGCGGTTATGATTCTAGTAAATGGAAAACCGTTTATGGTACTAGCACAGGTTATAAGTGGTAAGAGAGCGTTGCATTAGTATGAAATACATTATATAATAAATGAAAAGAGATAGTCAGTGGTCGCACGCTGGCTCTCCCTCATAATTGTAAAATGTGAAAAGAGATAGTTTAACGTGTGGTAGCGTTAGCTCATCTCGTAACAAGAATGTGATTGAAAACGAGCCCGCGACCTTACGTTGGGCTTATTTTCTTGCTATTTTACAGACTGTATCGGCATTAATTCGGACTGTATCGGGATTGAGTCAGACTGTGCTTGCATTAGTACGGAATGTATTATATAATAAACGAAAAGAGATAGCTTGATATTGGCGTGTCAGCTCTCTCCTGAAAAGTATAGACTTGAAGAAAAGGCCGACTACACCATTAGTTGGTCTTTTGTCTTATGTAAGTAAAATTACTTGCGATTAGACAAAATGATAGCAACGAGTGTACCAAAGGTTACCATCAAAGATAAGGCTTCGTATACAGTCATGCTATCACCTCCCTTGACAGGGAGAGAATCCGACTATCAAACTATCTCAGACAACATTATAACACACCTTTAAGCGCTTAACAATTTGTTAAAGCGCTTTTTCTATACCTAAAAGGAGGCTAGAATATGGCAATCGATATATTTCAAGTAGGTGCGCAGTTAGGAGCGCCAGCAAGTAAAGTATCTAATGTACGTTATGATAACAGCGGGCAGCAGGCTGTTATCAGGGAAGCTGCTCAGACCGGTAGAATTATTCAAGCTGGTGTTGAACATGTAAGAGAGCAGATCATAAGAACCGACGTTCTGCAGACCAATAATGAGTATGTTAAACGTACTAATGAACTTAGAATGCAGCTGATGCAGAAGAAAGAAAAAGGAGCGCTGGATATTGTCAGCGAATATGAAGCCGGAGAAAGAAAGATCCGCAGCGAGCTTATGGCTCAAAGTCCTCAAAGCGTTCGTTATGGCAAGGGCGCTATGCTCTTTGATTACAGTGCACAGCAAACGGATACTGCTAACCGTAGAGCTTTGAATCAATACAGAGCGCAGCAGTTTGAAGCTTGGCAGAATACTACTTTTGCTAATTCTATAAATAGTTCTGTTCAAAAAGCTGTTTTATCTCCTAATGACCCTGCAGTTATAGCCGATGTACAAAAAGAAATTGATTACGCCATAAATTCCAGATATGGAGCATATGGAAGAGAAAGACTTGATTTAGAGTATAGAAAATGGACTGGCGTATTAGGGCAGGCTTTGATAGACAGAAGTTATGCTAATGGCGATATAAATACTGCCGAAGCTTATGTTGAAAAATATGGACCTTATATGGATCCGGGAGTAACGAGTGCCTATGCCAAAAATGTTTATGCTCGTAAACAAGAAGAACGACAATTTAAAATGGGACAGAGCCTTTATGCTACTTTTGGTGAAGATGAAGGCGCTGCACGTGATTATATCTTTGGCGATAATTTTAAAACAGAGGTTGATGGTAAGGCTATTGTAAAAGCCGCCAATGCAGATATAGGTAATAATTATGGCGAGAATACTTGCACTATTAGTATTAATAGATGGTTGAGGTCTGCTGGAGCTAAGGAAGGGAATACATGGGCGCCAACTAATATGGCAGATGCAAAGAAAAATGGAGTATTTTTTACTCAACGGAATCAGCTTAGAGATGGTGATATTGTTTATTGGGATTGGGAAGATAATGATGATAGTGATCATGTAGGGGTTTATGATGCTTCAACAGGAAAAGTAATCCAAAGTGGTACGCATGGAGTTGCTGCTTTGGATTTAGATCATTATAAAGTTTTAGGATTTGCTCATCCTATAAGTGATGCACCTACATTAGAAGATCGACAGAAAGCTTGGAACACTTATATTCAAGAGGCAAATATCAATAAAGCTATTAAGGCTAACCAACAAAATATGATCATAAAAAATATAGAACAAAGATTATGGGACAATTTTAAAACAGGTATTATTGATTCGCAGGATATGCGAAATATGGTTTTTAGTGCTTCCGGTGGAGATGCAGAGGTAGAAAGAACATTATTAAAATTCGGCGATGATTTAATAGGGATACAGACGAAAGCTGCTGCTGCTGTATCTAATAGCGGTATTTATAAAGAAATTAAAGATGCTATTACAAATAGTACTGTAACGCCAGCAGAAGCAGTATCTTTAATCAATCAAAACGCAACAGTCTTAGGCGAAGCTGATAGAAGCAGATTGCTTGCTTTTGCTAGAAATCAAGATCCAAGAAATAAGGATGTTGATAAACAGTTAGCTACTATGATCAATGAAGCACTTTCTGATCCAGTGGAAAGAGGAGAAGCTCAAATTTACTTGGATAATGCAATAGAAGATAAAACTGATCCTCAGAAAAGATACGACGCTGGATATGGTGTATTGTATGGGACAAAGGATAAACCGGGAATTTTGCAGAATAAAGCTATTTTTAAAAATTATAATAGCAAACAGCGTGAATGGGGTTCGTTAAAGAGCAGTCTATCTCCTAAGCTTTATCCTTATATAGATGCATATCAGATTCAGAACGGTAATAATATTGATTTGGGACAGGCAAAAACAATCTTTGAATCCATAAATCCGAACGATAAATACCAGATTTCGGCACTTCAATATGCGACTGTTTATAATAGTCCAATGGATATTCAAGAGCTCAATAAACAAATTGCGGCTATGGCAGTTCGTGATGGTGTAGATGCAGCACCACATTTGCTGGATATTCCACAGCAGAGTGAAACAGTAGTACAGCAAAATGAAAGCACTCCATGGTTTAGCGATTGGGGAGCCAGTGAGCGTACTGGTTTAGCGGCAATGAGTTTTAGTGATACTCTGGAATCTATAAAACAGCGTCACTTAGCAGCATTAAGAGGAGAAATTAACGAGGAGTGATAATATGGCAAGGTCTATATTGTATGATGTAGCAGCAGCAGGAAAGTTTATACCAGACGACTTAAAGACTAAAGCGTTACAAGGGGCTAATGCAAATAATATATCGCTTCAAATGGCCGCTCGTAATCCCGATTATTATTTACCTAAAAACTTTGATTATGACTGGAATAAATATGAGAAGATAGCACCAAGAACAGCAGAGGCGTTAAAAGACCCGGTGCTTATGAGCATTGCCGGTACTAAAGCTGCAGAATTTTGGGGAGAACAAGAGAATAACTGGAAAAGTATTACAGCACTGAAAAATGGCTTTAAGAATGTTGCTCGCAGTGGGTATGGTGCAGTTGCGCTCTTGGCTGATTTAGGAGCAGACAAAAAAGATGTTGAACTGACCACGGAATCTAAAGTGTTTAGTGCAGATACGATAGGACGGCTTTTGTATGCTGTTGGCGGTGAAAAATTAAAAACAATTGGCACAGAAGCTAAACGCATTGGCGGCAGTGAGATATTTCAGCCAGAAGAAGTAAAGGCAGAAACTGCAGCAGGACAGTTTTATTACGATTTACTGCAGAATGCGCCACAATTAGCGGCACAGGTCGGCGTAGCAATTAGCACTGGCGGTTGGAGTGCGGCGGCTTTTATGGGTAGCCAGATTGCAGGCGGTCAATATTTAGACCTTACTGAAGCTGGTGTATCTAATGACAGAGCCAGAGCTGCGGCATCAGTGAATGCTGTTGCGCAGTCTGTTCTTGAAAAATTTGGCTTGGGCAAAGTTATGGGAGCAGGAGCAAGAGCTGCTAAAATGGCTACTATTGGGGGTAAACTTCGTACTGTTGCTAAGACAGGTTTGACAGAAGGTATTACTGAATGGATTCAAGAATATCCGGATGCTGCTGCTGAAATATGGGCTAAAAATAAGGATCTTCCTATTCATGAACAAATACTTAAATTTTATCAGGAGTTTGGTGAGATTACTAAAAGAGGCGCTTATTCTGGTGCTATAGGAGCAGTATTCGGTGGGCTTGGCGGCTCTGTTAGTGTTGCTGTAGAGCGTAATGCTAACCGTGCGATTCAGGAACAGGCAGTGCGTACTGCAGAAGCAATGAAAAACAGTAAGGATGTAGATATTACTGCCAGTAAATTAGTGTTGAATCAAACCACTGAAGAAAAGGCTTATGTAGATGCTGAAACCCTTTTTACATACGCGCAGGAAAATCCTAATCTGGATGTAAAAGATACTTTCGGGATAGAGGCTTCTGAATTGCAGGCAGCTGCCGTTCGCGGTGAGGATATTGAAATGCCAATGGGTACGTATTGCGCAGCAGAGGCTCAAAATCCTGGCTTTTTTCAGGCTGTAAGTAATAGCGTAGCATTTGAGCAGGGCGGATATACAGAAGAACGTGCAAGAAATAAAAAAGCTCTCCAAAGCGCTTATAAAAAAGCGTTGGAGAACGACGAGGAAATTAGAACTACAGTTGATACTTTTAGAAATGAATTGACTGAAGCGGGACTAAATCAAAAAGAAACTGGTGATGTCCTGGCTATTTTAACAAGTCGTGCAATGATCGCTAATCCTGATGACCCTATGCAATATTTCAGAGATCACCCTGTAAGCTTCAAGCGTGTAGTCAGCACTCCTGGCGGTCGGTATATGCAAACTAAAAGCGCTAGTGAAAGATTGTTGCAAGACGAAAAGAACTTTGTCGATAATATTGATAAGTTTATGTCCGGGCAATTAGTAGATAAAACCATTAGAGTAATGCAGACACCTCTTGCGTTAGAGGTTGCTGGTGCTAAAATATTGCCGGTGGATATTTCTGTTGAAAATCTTGATAAGGTTTTAAATGGAAAACATAAAGGTGATATGTCTGCAGATATAGTTAAACAGATACCTAGAGCCTTAACTGATCCGCTAATGATATTTGATACATATGATGGCAAGAATGGAGCCAAAAGAAAAATAGTTGCTCTAGATTTAAAGTCTAAGAATGGAGCAACTATTGTAGTACCTTTCGAGCTTGAAGTAGATAATAAAAGCAATAAGTATGTTATGAACGAAATTATAAGCGCATATGGCAAAACTGATAGCAAGACTGGTGAGCCACGTTATGAATGGTTTGCTAAACAAATTGAAAATGGAAAGTTAAGATACATTAACAAAGAAAAAACCGCTAAACTGATTGAAAACGAGAAGCCCGAATGGCTCATGCCGTTTTCGATAGATAGCGGTTTTATTAAGACTGACAAGTTGTTACAATCTCCTAGCAGCGATTCCGCTAGCAGAATAACCGACCTTGACAGTCTTCTTAATAATAGTATACCAGATGAAAATGCGCTACGCAAGAGACGTGAAGAAATGCAGGGATACTACCAGACAGAAGTGGAAAAAAAGGGCGAGATTAGATGGGACGCAGAAGGTAAAGCAATTATTAACCTGTTTGAAGGTGCCGATATGAGCACGGTAATTCATGAAGCTGTAGGTCATTACTTTATTGAGAACCTCATGCGTGAAGGAGCACTTCCTAATGCTACAGAACAGATGAAAAAAGATCGTCAGACTATGCTTGATTATGCTGGTGTCAATAAAGACTGGGATAGCTTGTCACAGGAAGAAAAAACAGCTGCGCATGAACGTTGGGCAGAAGCTGCCGAGACTTATATGATGGAAGGGAAGGCTCCGTCAAAAGAATTGCAGCCTGTCTTTAATAGGTTTAAAAAATGGCTGCTGGCTATTTATGATGCAGTCTTTTCAGATAGGCGTAACAAAAATGCTGTGCCTATCAACGATGAGGTAAGACAAGTGTTCGACCGTATGTTGGCAAGTGAAGATCAAATTGCAGAGATGGAACGTATTGACGGTTATTTTTCTGCGTTGCCAGATGTTGTATTAGATGCGCTTTCTGAACCACGTAAGCAAATGTTACGCAATTTTGCTGCTAAAGCTCACGATAAGGCAGTGCAGATGTTAACAAAAGAAAGTCTTGTTAATTTCAATCAGGAGCGTAAAGACCGAATTCAAAAATATCGTGAAGATGTAGAGCCACAGGTCAAAGAAGCGATTGCAAAACAGCCGTTATATATGGCTTCGGAGCAGATACTTGATATTGCATCTGATTTGAAAACAGCTAAAGGCGTAGCTAATAGATATTTAGAAGGCAATTTTGATGAAAGTAAAATGGCAACTTTTGATATGATTGCTGAAGCTAATGGTTTTACTTCTGGTGATGAGCTGGCAAAAACTATTATATCTGAACCGTCTTTTACTGGTGCTGTTAATAGGCATATTGATGAAATGGTACAGGATGCTTTCCCTGATATTTATAAAGAGCGTGGGCTTGCTGAGGAGGCTGCGCGTGACGCTATGTATAATGACGAGAGCGGTCTTTTGATAAACACTGAAGCTCAGCTTATTGAGGATAAAGCGCAGGGCTTATTAAAAGGACAGCGTGATGCTGAAACACTTAGAAAGCTTGCTGTTGCACGTAGACAAACAGCTAAAATCCAAGCGCAGATGGACCTGCAGAATAGAGTAAAATTAAAGGAGGCTTTAAATACTCAAAAGTATATTACTGCAGAAAGAAATGCTGCAGCAAAAGCTGCTGTAGCGTTGGAAAATGATGATTATTCTACTGCGGTCCGGTATAAAAATGTCCAGGCATTTAATCACGCTTGTGTTGTTGAAAGTGTAAGATTGCGCAATCAGTATGTTAAGTGGCAGAACTATTTCAGAAAGCAGGCAAAAGCCAAAAAGGAAACTTGGGGTAATGAAAGAAACTTCATCCAAGCCGCAGCAATTATGGAAAGATTTGGCTATAAACGTAAAGACTATTCTGGTTTTGAGAAAACAGAAACTTTATCAGAATATCTGAATGATATGGACGATCTTTATGATAATGTTGCAGTTGCCGATTGGATAATGGATGAGGATGTTAGCATTACAAACCCCCGGGAACGCATGACTGCAAGCCAACTTGAAGATGTAGTAAATGCACTTAAAAATATCAAAGCTATTGCTAAACAGGAAATGAATATCAATGCCTTACAGAAAGGCGTTACCTATGCTGAATTTAAAGTTGAAGCACAGGAAACACTTAATAAACTGAAAACTATCTGGAAGCCGCAGGTTGGCGTAACACAGCAGCCTACAGTAATGGAGAAGCTAAAAGCGTCTTTACGTAGTACGGATAATCTTTTTGAAATGATGGACGATTGGCAGTATGGATTTTTCAGCAAACATTTTGGCGCCGCTATTCGTGAAGCAGCCGATAATGAAACAAGAAAAATTTTAGAATATGAAGAAAAAACAGCGCAGGCTTACAGGGAGTGGCTGCCGGATAAAGCTGCAGAAAAGGCGGCCGATTATCAGGAAAAATATGACGAGTTAGGTACTTCCGTAGATAAGCATGTTTTGGTAAAAATGCTTATGAATTTAGGCAACGAGAGCAGTGCCAGAGTATTGTGTAGCACTAGGCCAGTAGGTTTTGAAAATTCTGCCTTGTGGGTAGATGGCGATATCATGCAGACTAAAATCAATTTGCTTGACTTCTTAGGGCGCAATCTTACTGAAGCGGATATAAAATATGCACAGGCTAAGATAGACATTGCAGAGCTGTACTGGTCTGAAATGGAAGCACTTGAAACTCGTTGGACAGGATTTAGTCCTAAAAAAGTGGAAGCGTCTCCTATAGAGTTGAAGTTAGCAGACGGCAAGACTGTTGTTATGCGTGGCGGTTATTTCCCACTGATGCGTGATGGTGATACTGGTTCTAAACATGCCAGGCAGGAGGTTATTGCCGACGACCCCAGACAAGGCCGCAATATTAGAACGATGAGTACCAGAAGAGGCCATTTGAAAGAGCGTGTTAAGGCTAAATATCCTGTTAATCTAAAGCGTGGAGCAGAGTTTAATGTTGCCATGGATGCAATACATGATCTGTGTTTCCGTGAAGTTATGGGCGATTTCCGCAAAATTATGAATGATCAGGAAATGTATACGCTGATAAAAGAAAAGTTAGGGCTGGCCGATTTCGCTGCCTTTAAAGAATATCTTGAACGTGCGGCAAATCCTCAAGGTACTAACAGCGGTTCTGTTGGTGAAAGTTGGATGGGCAGTGTTGCTAACTGGCTTAGAGCCCGTACTGTAAATGCTGCTATTATGCTTAATCTTAAAACTGCTGTTCAGAACTTGGGTAACCCTTTGCTTTATGGGAATGCTGTAGATGGTTTTGGATATAGTGATGTCGTTGCTGCTGTTAGTAATTACAGTATGAATATGCAGCTTGCAGAGGGGTATAAATCGGCTAAGGAATTTGTTTATAGTAAATCACCTTGGATGAAAGAACGGTCTGTGCTTCCTGATATTTCACTGCGGGATATGAAAGAAATGGAAAGCCTGAACCCTGTAGAAAAGAAAGCTGTTGAATTTGGCACAAGGTTACTGGTTGCTACGGATAATCTTTCGGCTATTCCGGTATGGATGCAGGCGTATGGCAAGAAAATCAGGGCTGGTGCAGGCGAAGCTGAAGCTGTGGATTTTGCCAATACGGTTATTAGACGTACACTTGGCAGCAGCAGAGTTACAGAGGTTGCACCGCTTTTACGTGGTGGTCCTATGCTTAAACTGTTTACTACTTTCCAGGGCTTCTTTAACACACAGTATAACCAATGGGCAAGAGAGTATAATATCTTCTTGAAAGAAAAAGACATAATGCGTCTTACTTCGTTTGTTGGGGCCAAGTTTATAATGTTTGCTTTTATAAACTTGATGCTGTCAGCCGAAGATCCATTTGAAGAAGATAAGGACGAATATAAAAAAATATCAAAAGAATTACTTACTTACCCTATGAGCTTAGCCGGACCTGTTGGGCAGGTCGGTAATGCTATCTGGAGCAGGGCTTTAGGTATGCAGACCTACGGCTATAGAATGACTGCAGTGCAAGGCACGATAGAGCAAATGGAACGTGCGGCCGGTAAGGTGCAAAAGGTTTATCAGGAAAAAGCAGATTATGATGAATTGATTGAACCTACTGCGACTTTTGTCGGAACAGCATTAGGCGTACCGGCACAGTTAAACAAATTATTCTTTAACGGATATGATATCTTGTTCAATGGTATGGAGCCGGAAGTTGGCGACATCTTTAGGCGCCGACCGAAGAAAGAACGGTAGGAATGAAATAACCCCCTCGAATTCGAGGGGGTTATATTTTAGGTGCACAAACTTTTTAAACTTTTTTCTAGGTCTAATTTTATTCTTGCTATATCATTGGCAGTATCTTCTAGTACTTTATTTGTAAAACCATCGTTCGGATATTGTGCTGGTAATTTGGCTAATGAATAAGATAAAATTCTAGCTTTTACTCTTGCTAAAACTAATTCTTGAGTTTGTTGAAGTATATGCTCACATAATATCTTATCTTTAATAGATGTAGATGGTGTAAGTTCAGCATTTTTTATAGCTACTTTCATGAGTAATGCTTCTGTATGTAAATTATCTAAAAATGTTATTGGCATGATCCATTCGTTATCAAAATAGGTTGTTTTAGAATCCATATTGTAGTTGAGTGATTTAAACGCTATTTTTATACTTGTATTAACATCTTGATTTGTAAAATACAATGATTCATTAGCTAAAACGATATTAGTAAAAGAGAATAAAATAAACAATATTAGCAATGTTTTTTTCACAATAACCCTTCTTCCTTATAAAAGCAGGCAATAAATAAATTAATGCCTGTGGTAAGTTCCTGTTCTTCTATCCCAATGTCCACCGTTAGAATCAGTGCGTCCGGGATGTGCAAAAGCAGTAGCAGCTAAAGATAGAACAAATGTAAAAATCAAAAGTAATGCAGTTATTTTTTCATGTAAAGTATCTCCTTAAGTATATGAAATGTAAGCAAGATATTATGTATTAAATAATTACCATCCTTTTTTAGCTATTTGTGATAACCTTTCAGCCTCCGAACCCTTTATTTCTTTATTTATAGTAGTAGAAAATAAGTTTAGATATAAATTACCATTATATTTTTCTTGAGTAAATTGTCGTCCTATCTCTAAATCTAAAGCAATTGTAGTTATATCACCAGCCCATACATGAAAAACTCTATAAGACATTAAATTATCATTTTTTTCTGTAGAAGTTTGTGAATTACCAAACAATGCTAGTAGTTTAGGGGATAAGTCCTTATATTTATCAAGAACATCTTGATAGTATTCGTTATGATTAAATTCTATGAGAATATTACTTAGCTTTCCATTATAGAAAAACATTGATACTGGATTAACAAATGCAACATCGCTTAATTTATTATCATCAATGTAAACATCATAATTGACTATATTTTCTTTAGGTCTATTAAATTCGACAAAAAAGTAATTTGGTTGTTTATTAGATATTTCCTCTAGAGTGTCTCCCCAGTCTAATCCTCTAAAGCCAGTTGGTTCATTTTGATATGCGAATACACTTAACGGAAATATTAATAAATATGTAAATAAAAAAAGAGTTTTCATAGTTGTCTCCTCAAATGATATTGCTATTTTTCACAATTATATCACATTTATAAATTATTGAAAATAATACTTGACTTTTTGGGGCTACAAAAATATAATCTAATTAAGGGCTACAAAAAAGGTGGTGAAAAAATGGTAGCTAAAAAAAGAGGTCGTCCAACAAATAATCCTAAAACAAATCCTATTCATGTTCGATTAGATGAAGAAACCTTATCTGTTTTGGATTGTTATTGCAAACAAGAGGTTATTTCACGAACGGAAGGAATAAGGAGAGGCATAAAAAAATTAAAGGACGATATAAAAAAATAAGACTGGCCGCCGTGGAAAGCAAATACCAGTCTTATACACAGAAGCAAGTGCTTCTATGGAATATTGTAACATAAAGCACTTCTTCTTTCAAATTGAAAGGAGTTGTCAGCATGAATAACATCAAAAGTTTAACTTTAGACAGCCGTGAAGTAGCAGTAATGCTCAACAAAAGACATGACCATTTATTGAGGGATATTGATACTTATATTAGCTATTTAGATCAAAACCCAAAATTGGGTTCTGATGATTTTTTCAAAGAAACATCCTATAAAGCTGGTACTGGCAGACGTTATAAAATCTATCAAATAACCAAGAAAGGCTGTGAGTTTTTAGCTCATAAACAAACCGGTCGTAAAGGGTCGTCGTTTACTGCATCTTATATCAACCGGTTCCATGAAATGGAGGAACAGCTCAATAAAAAGCCTTTACAGCAAACGCTTATTGAGGAGCCATATAAGCCTGCAGTAAAATATTGGAAAGGCATACCGGTATTAACTAAGTTAGATATAGCTATGATCTTCAATGTTGATGCATCGTCGATTCAAAATTATATTCGCAGACCTTGGTTTATGACAGAGGGCGTAGATTTTTATTTCTTACGTGGACGTGATTTGTTTGAGTTTCGCAGAGAGAATAAGATTAAGCATGCAATCGTTGCATTGCTGGTGCTTACTGAAAGCGGAGTTAGAAAGATATACGAAGCTAGAAATCGAAAATTTACACCTGCTGAATTGTTCCCGGTAAAATCGTCGTGTGAGCCGCAAAGACCTATGCTTGTTAATGCACCTATGAATACAGAGTTGCAGAAGAAGATAAAGGATTTAGAAGGTAAACTGATTGCTCTACATGAAGTTTTAAAGCTGTATAACTACTGTAATACGCCTGAAAAATCTCAATGTTTTGCCACAACAATAAAAGACATAGGAATTAAAATATCGTGTGATGCACTTGATATCATCAATACGAAACTCACTTTAATTCCTGCTCCTGTGGGTTATTAAAAATTAAAAAAAGTTTCCGACAAAACGCCTATAAAACGGAGTTAAAATATTAATGTAAGGTTATTGGGTTTGATAGCGGAGGCGGTTATATTTTTGGCGACACTTGGCGACATATTGACATGATAAAATAGTATCATAAGTTAGTTAGAATTTAATAGAAAGCGCTTACTTCGGTAGGCGCTTTTTTATTTGAAAGGAGAGAGATTTATGGAAAATTTAGTACAAATCATTGGAAGGCAGGTAGTTGTTTCCAGCCGGAAGGTAGCAGAGCATTTTGGTAAACGTCATTCTGATGTAATTAAAGCTGTTGAAAAACATATCTTGGATCTGCAGGAAACCGGCGTAAAAGTTCGTTGGTTTGACGAACACCAGTACATTGACGCAAAAGGTGAGCATAGAAAAGAATATCTGATGACACGTGATGGATTTTCTTTATTAGTTATGAGCTTTAATAATACTAGAGATGTTTTGCAATGGAAGCTAAAATATATTGCTGCTTTTAATAAAATGGAAGAATTGTTAAAAGAGCAGGAAATTATTCCAAAAGATTTACCAGCGGCTCTTAGGATGGCTGCTGAAATAGCAGAAAAAGCACAAGCTCTGCAAATTGAAAATACCCAGCAAAAACAGATTATCAATGAAATGCGGCCTAAAGCAAGCTATTACGATCTTATCTTACAAAATAATACTTTGATGTCGGTAACGCAGATTGCCAAAGACTATGGTATGAGCGCAAAGAAAATGAATAGCCTGGTACACGATTTGGGAGTTCAGTATAAAAAAGGCGGGATATGGTTCTTGTATGAAAAATATCAGTGCTACGGTTATACCCAAAGCAAGACTTTTTCTACTGCTGATGGCGAAAATAGATTCCATACTTACTGGACGCAGAAGGGACGCCTGTTTATTTACCATCTGTTAAAGGGAAAAGGCGTGCTTCCAGTTATAGAACAGGAGAGAGATTATGAATAAAGAGGCGATTATACAAGAACAAATAGATTTGCTGTTGGAAGAGCAGAAAAAGGCGACGTCTTTAGATGAAAAGCTAAAGATAGCAACTACTATAGTTAATATGTTAAATGCCGATACCGTAAAGGATGCGCCTGCTTCGACTAAGATATAGGGAGGTGGAAATAAATGACAGTACAAAATACCACGGTTAAGGATATTTATGTTGGCAATGGTGCGACGACTAAATTTCCTATAACGTTTCAGATGACAGATCATCCGGAATACATCAAGGTATATATTACTGGTGATGACAGTGTTGCGAAGGAGACAGAGAATTTTACTGTTGACTTAGAAGCAAAAACTGTTACTTATCCTGCTGCTGGCGATCCATTGCCGGATGGTCATAAGATAACTATTTATCGAGAGCTGCCATTATATCAGTTAATGAAGTTAGTTAATCAGGGACCTTTTTTTGCAGAGAATATAGAGGATTCGTTCGATGATGTTATTTTTATAGCTCAGCAATTAGCAGAAATGCTTGGGCGAACATTGTATTTAAATGTTGATAATAAAGCAATATCAACATTACTTCCGGCACCTATGCCAAATGAAGGCTTTTATTGGGACGAAACTGGTAAAAAACTTGTTTCCGGACCTAATCCTAAATTTGCTATGGAGCAGGCACAGGCGAGCGCTGAATCTGCAAAGAAGTCTGAAACAGCTGCTGCAGAAAGTGCTGGATCTGCTAAGGAAGATGCAGAAAAAGCAGAAGACGCAGCAGAGCGTGCAGAAGATATTTTACTTCGTTTTGAAAGCGGAACTATAACAAAAGAGTTTACGGCATCAGATAGCAGATGGACTGAAAGTAATGGCATGTGGCGTCTTACTATGGCAATGGGGAACAGCAGACTTATTGGCGTCTATAAGGAAGTCAAAAAGCCGCAGTATGAAATGGTACTTACTGGCGTATATATGGATGCAGTAAACACTATTATTGAAGTCCCCGAAAGGTTTGCAGGCATCGTTATACTGGCGTCGCTGACTAAGAAAACCGGTGACAAAGTATATATCAAGAATTTTACTGAAGAAGATTTTACAGAGGTTGGCAGTGATTATGTACTGACTATATCTACCGAGGAACACCAGGCAGGAAGCAGTCCTATCATTGTCAGCTTAACAAAGACCATTGATGGTGTTAGCTATCCTTATTATGCTAATACCGGCATAGATAATAACGGTAACGTTGTTATAAATGTGAGCGAAGCGTTCACAGGAAAAATAATTTTGGATGGAGGTTATTTACAATGACTGTAGAAAAAATTGGAACTGGAACGCAGCGTGAAAGAGATGCTGCGATAAACGCTAATTTTGAAGCGTTAGATACTGGCAAGCTTGACAAAACATCGGCAGATTCTGACTATGCTAAGAAGTCTACAACTTTAAGTGGTTATGGAATTACTGATGCATATACAAAGACTGAAACTGATAATAAAATTTCTGCTGTTGTATCTTCATTACAATGGAAGCCTTCTGTTGAAACATATGCAGATATTGCAACAACTTATCCGAATCCGGCAGACGGCTGGACTGTAAACGTAAATGATACGGATATAACATATCGTTATACTGGTTCAAGTTGGATTGCTATTTCTGCAAACTCCATTCCTATTGCTACTTCTGACACAGACGGCAAAATGTCCGCTGCAATGGCAGCTAAACTGAATGGTATTTCTGAGGGGGCTAATAATTACACGCTTCCTACTGCAACTGCAAGCGTATTAGGCGGTGTAAAAATCGGTTCTAACATTAATATCAATAGTGATGTTATTTCAGTAAATAATGCGTCTACGACCCAAAAAGGTGTCGTGCAATTAATAGATAGCTCAGTTACAGAAGATTACACCAAAGCTCCAACTGCCGCAGCTATGAAAAGAACATGGGAGTTAGCTTCCGGTAAACAAAACCCTGAGACGACATTATCCGGCTATGGAATTACTGATGCATATACAAAGACTGAAACTGATAATAAAATTTCTGCTG